GGCTTTCAATCTTACAGAGGAGCTTCGGATAATATGCCTATCACAATCAAGGATGCGCTACGGGCCCGCTATGGCGATAGGTTCCATGGGCTGGCGGCGACCCTAGCAGAGATTGTTGTCTCCTCTCTGCTAGCTGATGGGGCTATCTCGCGGCAAGCGGCCAATCAAACGGATTTGTGGCTTGGCATCAAGCTCGCCTTGCACAATAGCCTAGATGCGGAGGCTCTTATTGCAAGCCTCATGGCCGGGGAGGATTTGCTGCCAGCGGCTAAATTGGAAGGGCCGCATAGGGAGCAATGGCAGGCTTCCATTCGCTCAATTCTAGCCGGGGCCGGGGAGGGCTAAGCCTCTCGCCCATCTCGCCTAGGACAGGACAAGGAAAGCCCCCATTTGGGGGCTTTTTGTTGCTCATTTGACAGCATGCCCATTTCAGGGCCTCAGAGGGGGGCTAGGCTGCTTTTAGCTTCCGGCCATCCTGCCCTAGCGCCCCCTCCCCTAGAGGCCCTCCAGCGCCCTTTCTAGAGGGAGGATTTAGCAGCCTCTCCGCTTTGATCCTCGCCAAGCCTCCCCGACAAGCCCCCGCCATGCGGATATTGCAAACCAGGCATGCAGATTATGCAATTCTAATCCAATAATGGCGGGGCTATGTATTGCTCATCGGAAGCGAGGCGCTTCCGGGGCTTCCCGCTCTTTCACAATCGAATATGAAGGATTTAGAACATGAAGGCATCTTCTGTTGCGGCTTCGGCCGCTTCCAAGGCTCCTCCGGCCGCTGTTGTCGCCAAGGCGGCCTCCGCCGCTCCCGCGCCGGGCAAGATCAAGGCCAGCGCTCCCGCTTCCAAGGCTCCGGCCAAGGCAGCCCCCGCGCCTGTCCGCTTCGATGTCTCGAAGTACAGCAAGACAATGTGGATCAGGCTCCTTGTGGCGCGCGACCCTAAGATGTCGCTGGAAAATCTGTCCGCCGCGCTCAAGGCTGGCGGATTGGACATCAGCAAGGCGACAATCTCGACAATCCGCATCGATGCACAGCGGACAATCGAGGCGATGCGCCTAGAAGGCCGCTACAAGGATTGAGCCTGCGGCTCGGATCGGCTGAAAGGGAGGAGGGGGGCTTAGGCTCCCCTCTTTTTTGTCCTAATTTTGGAAAGGCTTGCCCAATGACAAAAAAGCATTTTGAATTGGCTTGTGCTGGCAAGCCATCGCGCTAGCCTGCCATCCGCTCCCCCGGCCCTAGGCTTGCAGCCTAGGGCTTTTCTTTTGCCCTGTGTTATGCGCCACGCGCGCATCTGCCATGCAAACGCCATTTTCTGCTTGACAGGCACATTCCGCAGGTCAGGCATGCGCCCAGCGCATGAAATGCTTTCTCGGCATGGCTGCTATGCGGTTTCAGCATGTCATGCATTGTCGGCATAGCAGATATGCATTTTTTGCATGCCAGCCATCGTATGGGCCTATAGGATCGTATGCGGCTAGTCCTGGTGTTCGGGAGGCCCGCCAAGACTGCCTATAACAACCTGCAAGTAAAAGTTAGTTAAGTTGGCGATGCAAACCAGAGTCACATATTCCCAAAAACCGTTTCAAGCCACCCAATAGCCCAACCAAACAATAGTAAGAGTAGCAACAGTTAATAATAGGGTGACAAATCGCGGCAGGAAGTTGGCATTAGCTGGCATAGTGAGGACTCTCCATATTGGCACCCGCAGTTAAGAAAAAGCATGCTTATTACGTAAGGGGCGCCGTAGTTTAGCATGGACGGGTGGCATGCTCCGTAGTTTATAGTCAATAACCGGCAGTTTCATTTACTCTAGCCGCAGTTAAGAACCGCTTAGCACATTCATCTCCCGCGCCCTCCGCAGTTTTAGTATATAATGAATGGCCCGCAGTTTTTTAACATACCTAGTGTGCTTGGTCACTTTCTTAGACTCTTCCGCAAGCTTTCTTCGGCCTTAGACTCTTCCGCAAGCTTTCTTCGGCGGTTTCTAGTCTTGTCGTCTGTGTTATCTTGGACAGTTCCGTAACATAGATTTGATATACGGTTATTAGTATAGATGTCATCTAGGTGCCTACAAACTTTACCTACGGGTTTCGGACCCACAAAAGTCATCAATATAACCGACGCAAGGGTGAACTGCTTTTGCTTGCCATCATCGCCAAACAGCCCAATGGCTAGTTCCTTATAAGACTCCTTCGCTTTCTTCTTTATCCAAGGTTTCATAATCCCAGGAGAAGTTGGAGTCTTTAATGAGTTTCCTGGCTTTCGCCAAGACCTAACTCTCCCATCAGTGCTGGCTTCGTATTCAGGATAGCCGGGAACGGTTTTCCACCGTTCCCTTACTCTAACCCTCATTAGTGAGGCTTACCGGCAGTTCTTCTTAGAAAGTCCATTGGGTCCTCGTATCCTTTCTCACCCAACCCCGTAGTTTTGGTTGCGCTAGCCCGATCGGCCTCGGCCATTTGGTCGGCTATCTTGCCGTTATTGATTGTGCGGATAATCTCGTGCTGCAAAAGAAAGTGAGCCTGCGCCATGCGCGCTCCCGGTTCCCCAGCTATCAGATGCCCTATCGCATGGCCTAGGATAACTATGATATCATACAGTGTATAGTTGACAGGGTCAAATGCTTTGGTGAGCAACTCAACAACCTCAGAGCTTGCCTCGCAAACCTGTGCTGGGGTCAACTCCTGGTCCGCAGTTTTATTTGTCATGCTGTGCTTGCGCCTTTGGTAAGAATAGGAGTTATACTAGCCGTAAGTTTATTCTGTATCAGTGCCCCAGATAGTAATAGACTCTCTTGTCGTCACCCCTATATAGATTACCTGATGCTTGGCCGTCTGCTACCAAGGCTTCGTAGTCGCACCAGACGTCTTCTATATCAGGATCATCTATCCCGGCGAGGTCATCTAACCCGCCCTTACGCATATCCGCGCTGACAAGTTGGATAAATATGGCGTTGCATTCCTCAGGAGTAAACGCCGCGATCTCCTCCTTGGACCACGCGGACCACGCGCCAAAGTCACGAATATGACTACGCAAAGCTTCGAGTTGCTCCTCCGTAGTTAACAATGGCGCATCCTTGGCTTGCTCTAGGGCAGCTTGCCAAGTCGTTATGGAGGCATTGGGGCCATGCGTGGCAACGGAGCCACTAAACTCCCATGTGTTCACGTTGTAGAAGAAGTCGGTGATGTCGATGTAGAAGAAGTCGGGGATGTCGATTTCCATGGTTATTTTTCTCCCGTTAGTAGATGGCCTGCATCAACCTCAAGCGCTTTGGCTATACGCTTGAGGGCAGCAATGGAAGGCATGGCCTCCCCTTGCTCATACATGGAAATGGAGGACTGAGTTAGCTTGGCATGCTCGGCCAGTAGTTGCTGAGTCATACCTATCTCCTCCCTCCTTTCCCGTAGGCGTTGCCCCAGCCCGTTACTCACTGGCAGGCTCCTTAATGATAGAGTAGGAGCTATGTCTGCCTGACTCGCTGACGGCCAAGGCATCCCGCCGTATGGCCTTGGCGATCTCGGGAACGGTTAGGGGCCGCAAAGTTACCTCCTTGAGATGCTCAATGACCTCACTGTCAATTACCTCCGCTCCAATCACCTCGTCCTTATAACCCATCTTTACCTTGGGTTTGCGAGGCTTGGGTACCGGAAGCGTCTTCGCAGAGTGATATGTCGTTGCCTCGTTATCGTGTGCAGGTTGAACATCCACACACACCTCATTAACAATTACCAGCTTGTCGCCGGGGAAGGCTAGTATCTCGGCCACAACAGGGATTAGTGTGGCTTGGATGGTTGTTTGGTTGCTCATCAGAAAATCCTCACCCATGCGTTGTCATAGTTGCGCTTCCACAGGGTTATTGGTTGTCCCCCTATGGCGATCTTCTCGAATACCATTAGAGCGGCCCGAGCACCTTCGCATAGGGCGAACTCTACATTGCCCACCAGCACCTTGTAATCATACTTGGTGCGATTGGGTAGTTCTTGCGCGGCGCTCATTTGTGAGTGCACGCATAGAGGATGAACAGGAACAACAGTAGGCCGTGAATACTGGTTATTCTCATTTGGGCATCTCCATTTCGAGTTGATCCAGCGAATTGCGGACCACGGTTTCTAGGGCTTCCATCGTCTTGGCCTCCCGCTCCGCCACGCGAAGACCAGGGGGCAGCAAGGCGATGGTCTGGCGCTTGATATGCTCGCAATAGAACATCGCAGCCACCAAAGCCGCAAAGGCGGAACTATCTCCCTCATTTGAGGCGGCATAGGCGGCATTGGCCATGGCTTGCCAAATGGTGTTAATGTCCTTGGATTGCGATGCCATCAGCATTTCGACGAACCGCTCCTGCGCTGCCTTGGCAGCGATTGAGCGGGCATTGATACCGAACAGCTTCTTTAGCTGCTCGTTTGGGTCTTCCTTTTCAGTTCCACTCGCCATATCAGTTTCCTTTTGAAGGTTAAGCCTAGCAAGCCTGGAAAGCATTGCATCTCAAAGCCGCGAGAATGCCATATAGTTATATGACCGGGGCGTAACACAATGTTGCCCCGCTTTGTATACTCCGGCCAATCGATGGCGATTATCTTTCCAGTATCCAAGGGATGACGGAGGCGCCTTGTATCGCCTTTAGAGACCTCCTCCCCCGTCTCGGTATCCACAAGCTTGTAGTGTGTTTGTTGTTTGAGCCGTCGCCTCATTCCTTTCCGTCCTATTAGCCATATTGATATTATCAGCCAAATTGATATCAAAGGCAATAGGCAAGAGGGGAATGTAAGCTATTGATTTTGCCCAATAATCGAAAATATATTGCAGTAGTCGCCTACCTAATTTTGAATAAATCATAGAACTCTCTCCCGCTGTGCAAGCCCTTTGAAACCATATCCTTGCCCTCATTGGCCAAGTCTAGGACATGCTGGTCCATGGGCGAGGCTACCACATCCTCGATCAATAGTTTGCGACTTCCTCGGCTGGCAGCCATGGGCCGCATCTCCGCTTGCTGGCGTTGAGCTGGGCTTGGTGTGCCCTCAACAAAGGCCATATAGTCAGCAGCGGATAGATCAATGCCCACCGAACCAGAGGCAAGGTTGGACAAGAAGACGGTGGCTTCTCTTGACTGAAAGCTGGCTATCATCTCATCCCTGCCCTTTGTTACGCCGCCCCTGATCCATACAAAGGGAATGCCAGCCCTTCTTAGCTCGCGAGCAAGCATGAGGCCGGTGGGGATGAAGTGATAGAACAGAATGGATTGGGTTTGAAAGCGCCCGGCGGCGATCTTGGATCGCAGCCATCTAAGCTTAGTATGATCGGGCAACGTTGATATCTGGTTATGGCCATCCTCGTCTATCCAAGCATCGTGGCCTGAGCTTATCTGCCTAAGCCGTATAAAGGTGTTCTCTTGGGAAGTCTTGCCCAGGACATGCTTGTCGCGGATACGCTCTAGAATACGGTTATAGATAGCTAGTTGCTCCCCCTTCATCACAAGCTGGGTGTTTCTGCGCTCGACTGTAGCTGTCCTGACTTCCTTAAACTCATAGGCGATCGAGAACAGGTGTAGCTTGTTGGCAAGCAATGGCAGCTTGGTCTTATCAAACTTATACTCAAAGCCACCATTACCAAAGTATCGCTTGACACGCTTGCCGAAGGCTACTTGGAAGAAGTGCTGACTTGTAGACAGCACATTACCATCGTCTATCAGCATTCCCTGTGCCCATAGATCATCAGGGAAGCGCCCAAAGGGTGTGCCGGTCAAGCCTAGTTTCCACTTGTGGCCTGCGGTTATAGCCATCCCTACCTTGGTTGTTAGTGCTGATGGAGTCTTACAGTAATGTATCTCGTCTATAGTGCTGAGTGTGAACTCCTTGGCTGCTAGTTCTGCTGCATCCCAGTCAATGACTAGTTTCATACGGCGCTCCTTGCCGCGTGGCTTAACTAGTTTCTTGACTGAGAACAACTGCTGTAGCGCGCTCCATGCCACAACAACCAGATCGGGCTGCTTTTCAACGGCGGTTAAAAATTCGTCGTTGCTTCCCGAACGGACAATGATTGCATGTAATGAAGTGTACTCTGGAATTTGCATTCGCCAGACACCTAGGACTGTAGGGCTGGGCACAATCACGATCCCCGGCCCCTGCCACATCCCGCATCGTCTCAGGTGGCTCGCCCATTCCAGGGTTACCCGTGTCTTGCCTAGCCTTGGCTCTAGGAAGGATAGCGAGCGCCCGAAGTATAAAGCGGCGCATAAAGCCCGTAGTTGATGATCCCATAGGGGTCCCCCTTTGCTTATCTTGAAGTGCTTACCCGTAGTGGTTTCTATGATTTCATGTATTCGCCTCTCGGATATACGCTTGAAATCAGGGACATGGGATGTGTCCCTTCGCAACCAACGATCAATGCTATCTGGGTCTATGCTCATTTGCTCTTGGGCGGATGATGCTTCACATACTCGCACAGGGCCGGATAGAGTGGATGATCGCACAAGTCTGCCCGTAGCGCGGGATCATTCGGCCTCTTGTAACTCTTATATAGTTCTACAGTTGTAGTAACCAATGTGCCAGGGGCCTCATTAGCATCAAACTCTATGTGGAACGTATCTGTGTGAACAGCCATGCTTTACTCCTATACGTGACCGCCTGGAACTTTGGCAGCTAAAACCAAGCTACCTACCCAGGCAGGCTCTTCATCGCAGGGGATTTCGCTCCCCGCCAACCACCAACTTGGATCATCAGAGTATTCGGCACCCCAAAAGGCGATCTGCTCTGGTTCATCTTTGCCACCAAAGGCGCCCCGAAATCTGACATGATAGTATCCAAATTCACGCTCAATCGTCATTGGTGTCATCTTCATCCTCTACACCCATCGCGCGTTCTGTGATCTGGCGTAGATCATTGGTTAGGTAGGCGCTGTCTAGGCAGAATTGCCCCACTTTATAGGCTTGAGTTATGGAGACAAAATACTGATCTTCGGTGTCCCTGGCTGCTGCGACCAACAGACGCGCAAGGCCAGCTTCTTTCTCATATCGGGTTTGATTGTATGTAAGTATTGTATCAGCAGTCTGCACTTTTGAGAAATCTTCGCCAACCATTCCGAGTCCCACAACCTTAGCAGTGGCTGATCCCCGGTTGCCTTGTGTGACGGTAACAAATGCGTGATTTCGCTTAACAGCAATACCGCGCAAACTTTTGAATATCTGTCCCAACGCAATTCGATATTCTGTTCCGCTAATCGCCATGAGGTCGGCGTAATCCATAAGCACAATATCTGGGATGAATTGATATCTTCGTTCAAGGTAATCAAGATATTGTCTGTAGGCGCCGATTGTGAGTTCATTGGTAGGCCACTCCTTGATATGAAGGCGTCCTCTCGTCTTCAAGCCTTCCAGCTTCCGGGCGATCTTGGCACGGGTTTTGTCGTTGATGATCTCGGGGATGAATGTATCGGTCAGGTCAACATCCTCGACCCGGCCTACAATATCCCGGCCATTGGATAGCGTTTGCAGCACCTCCCTGTTAAATCGTGGAAGCCTAACTGTGCCCACATCATCCTTGGCCATAGCGAACAGGGCTTGCACATAGCGACGGGCAGTAAGCTCTTCACTATTCTCCAATGTGATGTGTAGCACCTTCTGATTGCGCATAAGCGCATTCTTGCCTATACCGACTAAAAACCAAGACTTACCCCGCTTGGGCGGTGCTATTAAGACCATCATTGTCTTACGCGCTGGGCGGCATCCTCGCTTGTCCAATTCCTCAACACCAGATGAGAATATGTCCTCGTCTGGTTTGTCCAAGAAGGCCAGCATATCGTCGGGTTCATGTGCCCATATCCCTCCCGATGGCGGGGAGGCTAAGTCTAACTCAATCAGAACCTCTTGGGCTTCGTCCAGCTTGTTCCGGTGAACAAGTTCAGCAAACTTAGTCGAAACCTGAGTCATGCGCGCCTTGCGCATGAAGGTCTCAAGCTGGCTGACTATGTAGTCCTCATTCATGCTTGGGAATAGCCGCTCCATGGCCTGAACTGTGCCATAGATTAGCTCGCCCTCGGCTCCCCGGCTTATCTCGGCCTCAAGCAAGTCAACGAGATGTGCTTTTGGTGGACGATTGAACTCGTTGAGATAATCCAAAGCATGGGTGGCGATAGAGCGATATGCTCGGGTAGAAAATAACTCGGGCTTGATTTCCATGGCAACACGAGAGGAATGCTGCACCGAATGGCACAGCAACGCTAGAACGTTTTCCTCTATACTTCCTTCAAGCATCCCGTTTCTCGGTCAATTCCAACTTATCCCGATATTGTCTGGCGGCCTCTAGTGCTTGGACTACATCAGAAAAGCCAAGAGAGTCAGGTACCCAATCTTCCCCCAACCTTGGGTACCATTTTCCATGCCGGTATCCCGTGCAAGCTTTCTTACGCTTGCCGCATTGGGTACGAGTTTCCATGGCTAGTCCACACCCAACAGCTTGTGAAGTTGGTAACTCACCCTATAGCCATGCTCCAAGGCGACACGGGTGACAAGGTTTAGGTTGTGCTCATTCAGGATAGGGTCCTGGTCATCGCAAGGCTGCACCCAGATTGTATGGCTACCTAGTAGGCCCAAAGACTCCCTACGCTGGCCTCGCCAAACATTGGGAGGTAGTCCATCTTCCTCCACACCATCCTCGGCTCGGATTATATACTTCCAATGATGACAATTAGTAACTATGAGCGGGTTAAGCTTTGGGGTTTTTGGCGAGCAAACAATGATGGGAAAGGAGAGGTTTTGGTAGTTATTCCAATTACTATAGCAGTCAGTCATAGAAAGCGGCCAGACAGTGCCTGCCGTCTCAATCTGAAAGTTAAGATGCTGCATGCATGGCTGATCCATCAGGGCGCCAATCTCTTGCAGCATCGGCTCGCCCCCTGTGAGGACAACGTTAGAGCATTTACTGCGCCTTGTTTCGGCCAGGACAACGGCTGTCAGGCTATCTAGCGAGTGATGAGTTCCGCCCGCAAAGTCCGTATCGCAAAAACTGCACCGGAGATTGCACCCGGAAAAGCGAACAAACACAGCAGGCATACCCGACCAAGGTCCTTCGCCTTGAATAGTGTAGAAAATTGAGTGGAGCATGAAGCCATCGTTTAGGAGGCGCTTATGCGCAATCTCGTTTTGGCCGAACATTGACTAGAAGCCTTCGCTAAAGGATGTTGCGGAACACTTGCGTGTCTCTTCTACACGAACACGAACTAGCTTCACATTCAACTGTAAAAGCAATCGAGGGCCGATCGCTTCATGCAAGTAAGCCGCCATGTTTTCAACGCTAGTTTCAAACGGAACTACCGCTATAGACTCCTTTAGAAGGTTTCTGATGGTAGGATAAGTGTCTGTTTCATATTCATAAAACCTAAAATCATTCCATAAACTCACGTACTCTTTGTAGAAGGGGTCCTCCTCCCACACTAGGCACTTGTGATCCCACTCCTTCTCTAGCCAGTTAACAAAAAGGGCTTTAATCATACCAAAGTCTATGATGCGGTTGCTGGCGCCAGGAACAGGCGGTACAAGCGAAGCGAAGGTGAATGTCACGCGATAATTGTGACCGTGTATTTGGTGGCATGGACCGAGATCAGTAACAGCCCTATGCGCCGCCGAGAAGTCGTGATAGCGTTCTACTGTGAGCATGTGCTTATCCCTCAACGTTTGTAGCGGAACTTAGGCTCGGGGTCACCCGGATGCTCAATCGGACCATGCTGCCAATTCTGGACAACCTCTATTGGGATACCATTTTGCAACAGCATGAGTCCGGTTAAGGCATCATCCTGAAACGCATATCTGCGGATAAGCCGTATTTCAGTTGCCCTTTCCTCAATAAGCCAGTAGGCCAGAGTAGCTGTGCCCCATCTTTCAACATCTGTAGAACCCGGGGGAAGTATACGAAAGGTCATAGCGGAACAAAGTATGCCCCTTCCCACAGGGCCGGATTTTCTGAGTTGGGATTTATCATGTCTCCTATGCCATCTTTGAGGCTATAGACATAGACATGGCCTATTACCTGCTGGCCTTTGATCGTGGCCACAACCAGCCATTCATCCTCTCGCGCTGCCCTGAGATCGGGAGGCACGCGCCCGACCTTGCCATAGGAGCCGTTGGGCATCTTGGCGATGAAGGGTAGAGCCTGGGGTTTTGTCTTTGTCTCGCTCATGGTTGTATCACCTTGCTTCCTTCTTGGGTTTTGACAACAGACCACACTTCAGAAAATCCGGTAAATGTCAAGGCTGTGTGATCGCATATATAAATAGAGCGCTTAGCCCTTAACGAGCGATTTGATAGCGTCTCTAGCAAATCCTCGATCCCCTCCGCGCTTAACCAAGCAGAAGGCTCATCCCAAACTTCTAAATCCCATTTGACGCCGGATAGGCGCTGAATTGTCGTGGACAAGCCAATGGCGATGGCTAGACGAAGGCGCTGGCCTTCCCCGCCACTCCAAGCCTCCCATATCGTTTGGCCGCCGGAGGGGGAGCTTACGACAATCTGCACACCCATCTTGCTTGTACCACTCTTGGTCTCGGTCTCAGTGACAAAGCTAATATGCCAACCGTCCAAGCCCAAGGAGCTAGCCGCATTGCTGACTTCTAGGGTCAGGTAATCCAACACACGCTTGATCTGGAATAGCCTTACCTTCTTAAAGCCTTGCTTCCAATACTCTCCTACGGCCATCTGCCCCTTTAGACGAAGCTTGGACTTGTTCACCCTAGCCCTTAGCTTGAGGGCATCACTCTCGGCTTTTACTAGACTATCTAGGCGCTTTGTATAGGGATTGGGAATGTCGGCGCTAAGCGCCTGGACGCTGGCGTAAGCATCCCTGTATTGCTGGTTAGCAATCTCTACCCTTTGGGCAGCCATGCGCCGGGCGCCCGCTGTCTCGTATATGGCGATCTTGGCCTTGTCCGTTTCTTCCTCTAGCTGAGTTATGGCCGCTTGCTGGGCCTTGATCTGGGCTTGTAGTTTGGCTATGCGAGGCTCGGCTAACCTAGCCTGTCCCTTGAGGTCAGCTACGGTTTTGAGTTTGAAGCGGGGGGAGATTAGCTGCCTACAAGTAGGACAATCCTCGGCATTGTCATACCATTCTATTAGTTCGTGAGCCTTGTGGGCATTCCTCTGCCATTCAGACAGCCCATGTTCCAGACCCCTTAATTGCTCCCGCAACTCCTGCAAGCCTTCCGGTTCACGCTGCTGCTCAAGTAGTGACAGCTTGGCCTTGATCTCTTCATATTCGTAACAAGCCTTATCATGCAGATCAGCTAACTGGTTTTGCTTGGTTATGGCAGCTTTGAGTTTTTCCTTGCGCTCGTCTGCCCAAAGCCTTTCCTCCTTTTCCAACCCGTCTATGTCAGCGGAGGCAATGGCCTTAAGTTGACCCTCGGCCTCGGCAAGCTGTAAGTTGGCAGCGACTACCTCTGCATTAAGCTGGCCTAGCTTCCTAGCGGCCCGATCGGACAAGCGGCCCCATAGCGCCAAGTCAAGCGCCTCTTCCAGCAGCGTGACACGGGCTGGCACATCCAAGTCAGGGAACAGGGGAACAGCCTGGCCAAAGATCACAGAGTGGCGGAAGCGGATAGCCGAGAGGCCCAATAGATCGTTGACAGCTTTCTGGTCTACAGGCTGCCCATTGATTGCTAGCTTGTTGGGGTTGGACAGGCGTAAGATTTTATGCTCGTGCTCGTCTATGCGTAAGGTGCAGCTTACGCCACACCTTTCTTCTCCCCAGGTGACAAGGTCGGATGCGCGCAAGCCTCGCAGGGACACACCATAGAAGCACCAGAATACAGCATCCCATAGGGTCGATTTTCCCGCGCCATTGGCACCGAGTCTCGGCTCGACTTGGTTGCTGCCGGAGATGAACCGGAAGCCTCCCGACTCTGGGAAGGCAACTTCCACCTTGCGAAAGCTGCGAAAGAAGCTGATCTTGGTGTGTGCAAGGTGGATTTCCCTCATGTTGCGTAGACTTTATCTCGGATGCGCTGCAATACCTCTAGCTGCTTCTCAGTCAGGTGTATCTCAGGATTGGAAGATTGACCTAGGCGCTCTTCCATGCTGGCAATGAAGTTGGCTTCCCATTTGGACAAGCGGGCGCATAGCGCGGCATCAGCAATAAGTTCAACGAACTCTTCATGCCCCATCGTCTAACTCCTCTTTCAGGGTTTGGTGGCCCCATTCATAGCTTTTAGCTGGCAAGCCCTCGGCCTCGGCAAAGGCAGCTAGTATCTCCTCGGGATCAGTCGGGAAGTCTAGGATAATGGTTTCCCGATCCCCCTCGGCGGGCTTGTTAAACTCAACGAAAGCTTCTACCGAGAACAGCCTGACTCCCTTTTCCCTAGCCCATTCTTCTACGCCTTCACGTATAGTAGGCCAATAAGCAATGTTATCCGGGTGAACGGATACCTCTATCTTGGCATGATCGCCAACCTTGATATTGGTTGGGTCTATATAGCCCCCCTCTTCCCAATCGGTTATCTTAATCATGTGGCGACGGAGGGGGTTTAGTATGTGCTTACGTAGTATCTTGCCCCTCTCGTCTATCTGTAGCATCCGGCATTGGTAAACATCACCAAACTTAATGGGATGGGGCGCTCCAACATAAGTCACAGTGATATTGTTAACCTTGACTTTCTGTGGAGGATGGATGTCCCCCGCATAGACAACGGCATCAGCCGGAAGGGGAAGTGGGTGCTCCCCGTCTAGTAATGTGCCGTTGTTCAACCTTGCGCCAGATAGTGGTTGATGTATGAAACAAAGCGGATAAACTCGATCATCAAAAAGCCCAGCCCAGTCCCTAACAGGATCAGGAGTATAAGGAAGCAGATATACTTCGTGACGAAAGATTGGTGAGGTGACAAAAGAGACGCCTTTCAGGTTGGATAGGAAGGACCAAAAAGGCGTCCCTTGAAGTGGGGCATCGTGATTGCCCATGAGGATGTCCACGGTGCAGCCTAGGCTAACTAGCTTTTGCAAGCATCCTATCAGCTTGTTTACTAGGGCTGCTGAGTGTCTATCCTTGCGATCGGCCAAGTCCCCCAAGATGTAGACTTCAAAATCATCTACTTCTTGGCAGAACTCAGCTAACCGGTTAAAGACATCCCAACGATATTCTTCATCAGGATTGTCAGTCAAGTGCCAGTCTGCGGTTAGGATCATCGCCGTTGGTACTCAATCTCGCGCACAATGGCCTCTAGCGTAAGCAATGCTTGGCCGCCAGGGTCAGGTTTAACTATACTGCCTCCGCTATTGATGATCTCGCCCATCTTCCAAAGCCGCAACACATTGTCAGCAGCGTTTAGAAGCAATTCAGCTTGGTTTGAGGATAAGCCTGCCATGATCCTAGTCCATTAAATCGGGAGCGAGTTTCTTTACTCCCTCAAGCAAATCAATGATGCCCTGAGGTGTTGTCACCTTCTCAAGCCGCTCTAGGCTATCCGCGATCCGCTTTAGGCTGATGGCTACACTAGCCCAACCAGCCCCGGCATCAATTGGGTGGATAGCAGGCTCAAGCCTATCGACGGTGTGCAGGTAAGCAGCATCTACCTTGTCGTTAGCCATGTCTAAATCCTTTCACGCTTGCCATAAACTTCTTGGGATCAGCCTTCAAGAAGTTGTCCAAATCCATGATGCCACATGCCCTGTTGTGTACCACATGGTAGGTAAGTCCTTTAACCGTTGTCATTGCTCGCATAGCTAGCGCGGCAATCTTGGGGTCTAGCAGAACAAGGGAAGGGCGTCGGTTCTGCTTTGCCACTATTATCCATTCTAACTCTGCATGTAGGGCTTGCTCCTTTGTATGGGATAGTACTGTCCATAGGAAACTCTTTCGCTTACGATCAAAGAGAAACGCTTCAAAGTTAAGGTTAGCATAGTGCTTACACTCAACCAGAAAATGAGAAAGAAAATCGTAAGCAATGGGATGAGCAGCCATGAGATCACCCGGAATGCCTTCTTTCCGGCCTGCCTGTAAGCTGTTTGTAAACTTTCCGCCAGACAGCACATTCCTAGTAAATATATCCCCCCTAGCAGAATAAGTAAGCCAATTAGACAACTCCTTTCCGGCAGCACGCTCATACGAAGCTCCTTTGAACTTACCCCCGCCTGGTCGCACTTCTGCCTTCTCCTTTGCACCAGATACAAGGGTCGAATACGGTTGGCGGAACGCTTGTCCCGTCCGCTCTTAGGCGCCAAACAGCCCCAGCGCTTAACTCAATGACTTCCTTACCTCCTTCACCCAGACATACAGGGCATACTTCTGTCGGGCGCCTTAGATAGCGCCATTGTAGTTGAACTCGGGGCATTCATTCATACTTCCCCATAGGAGGAGCAAGAGCATCCTCGATCCGATACCAATGATCTCCGACGAATTGGCGCAGATTGCGCTTGATTACTTTGAGCGTAGCCCTGTCCTGTGTCTTGCGAGCGCTAGATAGCTGGCTACGGATTGTATCTAGCTCGGCGCTGCTTACTCCGGCCTTGGGATTGGCGCGGAGGAAATCAATCATGGACTCCTCATCATCCACCCCGTAATTGTAGTAAACAAACAGGGTGCATTCACGATGGGCTGCTCCCACCTTGTTCTTCTTGCAGCGCACCAGAACCTTAACACCAATGACGCGCTCTAGCCCTAGCACTGTGCGCTTGATCTTACCGACCTCAGCCAACCAGATAATCTGGGTGGCGTAGAAGTCGAGCGCCTTGCCCCCCGATCGGGTCTTGGTCTCCCCGAAGGTTACGTTAAGCTTATCCCTGATCTGGGATATGACAAACATGGTTGTGTGGGAGCGCTCAATCTCCCCATTCAGGCGGCGGAATAGTTCCGACATTTTCTTGGCCTTGGCGCTGCCGTAGGAGCCTTTGTCTATATCCCTATCCATCTCCGCTTCATCAGAGAGGGCATCAAGCGAGTCGAGGACGTAAAGTCCTAACTGACGCTTGGCTTTGATTGAGGCTGAGCAGTAGGCAGTCAGGTCAGCAAACAAGCCTTCTACTGTTTCTAGGGGTGGGTCCGTGAACTTAACGGACGGAGGCATGCCTATGCTCTTCGCATAGTTCTGGTCAAAGGCTGCCTCGGCCTCGGCATATCGGATAGCCCCAGAATTACCCTTGCCGATCGCTATATCGAAGTTGGCACAGGCTTCAATGGCAAGAAGGGTTTTACCGGAAGAGCGGTCTCCCACGATATTGACAATTCTCCCAACAGCCCAGCCGCCACCAAGCACAAGATCAAGAAGATAACTACCAGACGATATCTTCCTGACACTACTTTCATAAGCATCTTCCTCTACCTCCACAGGCTTGGTAAGCGTTGCTCTAGGCATATAGGTTTCCTAACGAGCGCGATAGACGGGGATATCCACCGCTGGGATGTATAGGGAGGGAGGAGGTGAGCCACTCTGCCAGAACACATCTATGGGTATGCCGCCCCTTGGATACCAGAAGGCATAAATGCGTATCCAAGCGCATTTAGTGGCTTCTTGGATACGGTTGGCAATCATCATGGTGCAGCGCTCATGGAATGCACCATGATTGCGGAAACTCTGCATGAAGAGTTTCAGCGCCTTGCTTTCCACAAGCAACTTATCCGGCACATAGTCGACAACAATGTGCGCGAAATCGGGTTGGCCTGTCACGGGACATAGCGATGTAAACTCAGGGCATGACAGCCGCACAAGATACTTCTGATCTTGGGCCGGGGCTGTTACACACTCCAGAATGGCGGACTTGGGATCAGCAGCCGCAATGGCTGCCTCCCCAAGTATCGTTAGCTTATCTGGCATGGCTTATCGGTTCCTATTGGCTAGGCGTTCGCGGAGCGCTGTGCGCGGGGGTGGGGCCTCTTCCTCTTCCGGCTCTTGCCGGGCGGCACGACGACGGGGAGCAGGCTCTTCCTCATCCTCGGGCACAGCTTCGGGTTGGCGCAATCTAGCCCTACGTGGTGGGGGAGGGGCTTCCTCTTCCGGCTCAGGCTCGCGCGAAACCCTAGATGCACGACGAGGGGGAGGCGCTTCATCCGCCACTTCCTCTTCCTCCTCTGGTTCCGCCAGTCTTGAACGTCCTCGCGAGGAAGGTACCTCAGGCTCCTCATCCACCTGGCGTCGGCGAGTCGTGCGCGTTCCGCCATCAAACGGGATTTCATCTTCGTCCACATCATCCCGAGTACGACGACGGGGAGGAGGGAGTTCATCCTCATCCGCATCCGCCCCTCCCGAATAGATGGCTAGCATCTCGGCGGCTGTGCGCCACTTCAGGCGATCGGGAAGCGGCACCTCGATTGCATCGTTCAAGAACTTCTTGGGCAGCTTGGTGGGTTCCCTAGCGATGTTGACCCCGACATACTTGGTATTCAGCTTCTCCCCTTCCTTATCAAAGAATACGTCGTAGCCTTCGTCCGGACTGTCGATCGGATACACCTCCTTGGTCCGCCGATCCTGAGAGTTGGCTGTGATATCGGTGTCCAGCCTGGGCGGGCAATCAAACACTTGGACGCCCTTATCGGGTTCCTTCATGTCCACAATGAGCATCCAAACACGCTTGCGCGCGCCTAGGCTCTTGCCCTCCTCATCATCGCCGGATGCCTTCAACTTACCTGCGGCCTCGCAGAGTGGGCACTTCTTGTTCTTCATCTTGTAGAGGCATAGCACCGTAGCATTGTCGGGTCCGACGCCGCCATGATAGTAAACGGTCATGCCATAATGTGCTTGTTCTGGGTCCCAGGTGTTGGGAAGAATGCGTACCCAGTTCTCTCCCTTCCGCATCTTGTAGAGTGTGAACTCTTCAAGGATGGCACTTGGGAAGTCATTACTTGCCTCTTGCTTACGCCGGGCAATGTCGGCGGCTGTGCGTTGCTTGTATCGGAACTCAGCCATTCGTGTAGTCCTTCCTGGTTTTGTAGTAAGTAGTTGTAGCGATCCTGACTGTGATGTTCACAAAGAGTGCCCACACAAACAGGCCAAACGGCCACTTAGCCGCATCAAATAGCCAATCAAGTAGTTGTTTTGTTTCCATGGTAATACTGGTTTGGTTTACCAGTCTCCCTTGCCGCCTGTCTATTTGCCCCCATAGAGTTAGGCGTTAACCAACCCGAGACGGTAAGCTCGGACAGATGCTTGAGCGCGCTCGTCTTGGCTACAGCAGCAGCCGATAGAGCCTGCCATAACGCAGCATCCAACTTAGCCTGTTCCAATTCGTTTGATGCGCCTTTCACCCATTCATGCCCTGATAGCTGGGCGTTGACTTGCGCCTCTGACTTTGCGCCTTGCTCGCGTAGATCATTGGCAGCCGCCGCAAGGATAACCTTGTAGTCGTTGGCAATCTTATCCCTGACAAAGATGGCGCCCGCACAGAACTCCCCAATATCCATTACTAGATTGGGATGCTCCATGAACTCCTCACCCAGCCGCATGCCATCGACATACAACTTGGAACGGAGACGTTTGTATTCCGCCGGGCGGTACCTTGGCTCCAATCCCTCGGAAGCCGCAGGCTTAGCCAACGCTATCCTAGCCATCATTCACCTCCCCAAAGTATCCTACCAACAACTGTGTATAGCTTCACCCGCTCATTCCATGACTCCATGGGGAATGTGAGTGCTTCAAGCAAGCGCCAGTGACGAGTAGCTTGCTTGTCATCCTTTGACCCAGCCATGGCCTTCACAATATAGCCCGATAGCTGGGCAACCGCGGCATTGATCTGCCCATCATCCATATTGTCTAGTAGTGGCTTGATCTTCTCCCAAGATCGTTGGCCGGAAGCTAGCATCTGGCACAATCGATAGACGGGATCACTCTCATCTATCAGTGTGATAATCCGCTTGACCTCATCCCGATCCTTGCAACCATGCACTTGCTGCAGGATTGAGATTGCCTTGCGGGGCGAGCCATCGGATGAGGTGACAACAGCCTGTAATACTTCGCTGGTAACAGGCCATCCCTCCATGTCCGCTATGTCAGCTAGCAGGGCAAGGATGGCCGGGCTACCAATGGGCCTAAGCTCGACCTTGTAGCAGCGCTGACGGATAGTATCCGGCACCTTGGACAATTCAGTTGTGCATAGCGCGATGAATAGATGGTCAGGAGGCTCCTCGGTTATCTTGAGCAATACCTGCCATGCATTCTTACTTAGGGTATGACAGTTATGTACTATAACATCTTCAACAGCATAAGAGGGGTGCGTGTCGACTTCGAGGTCATAGAGTTCGAGGCATTCTCTGCCAGCGATAAAATGCGTTTCACCACTTCTTCTAAGTTCTTCGATATCTGCCGGTTGGAGACGCGAAACACTCTCCACCCCAAGGCAATTAAACATTGGTTCTTTTTGTAATCTCGTTGTTGAGCCAACTCTCCTTTGTGAGTATCTCCGTCGACCTCTATTGCTAATTTTATCGTTGGCATAGCTATATCCACTTTGTAGGCATTTGGATAACCATTCTTGGACAGCGACCTCGTTAAAACTAGATATTCCATGTCGCCCCCCACCCGTTCCCACAAAGCTTGTTGATACTTGCTGGGACCCCATCCATTGCCCCCCTGCCAAGGGATTTTGGGAACTAAGGTACCATTGCGTGTCTTTGTAGCCATCATCTTGTCGATAATAGCTTGCTGTTGCATGGGGTTGTTCTCCAACATACGAGCACTCGAAGCAGCCGCTTTTCTTCTGCCCTTTTCGGACAAAGCTAACTTTTGCTGCGCCGCCCTTAAAGATGCCTTCCATTCCTCTGATCGCGGCCCCATCCTCTTGCGCGCTGCCACAGCGTACCCACAAGTACGAGAACAAGCTTTGGCATTGCTCCAATAACCTTTGCCGCATTCTTGACAGGTTTTCATAGAACAAGTTCTGCAATACCTTATGCCTGCGCCCTTGCTCGTAATCTTGATCCCACATTTCTTGCATGCGGTGTGGTATACTGGATTGAATTGTGCATACTGATTTGCCATCAACTAACTCCTTAGCAAGCATCCATCCTTTGGAAGTTAAAAATGGATGATCCTCAGAGCAAGTAATAATACAGTTGTTTGCCAAACGCAAACACACAATACGTGATAGATCAACCTGATTTCGTATTATTTTGGTTATTCTGTTAGGTCCTTGGGCGCCTATTACCAAATCTCCCGGAACTAAGGTGTCTATACGCTTATAGCCAGTAGGTGTGTTAATTCGACTACTTGGCGCAAAGCACTCGTCAATAATAATCATCCGGTTCCCATCGCCGGATAGAGACATGTGCGTTCCAAGTTCCACAAGCTCTCGCATGGGATCAACGCCACTGTTGCTGGCGGCATCAATCTCAAGTAGATCGCACTCAAAGTGGGTTCCAACAATCCTTGCGAGTGTGGTCTTTCCCAATCCCCCTGGACCTGTGAATAGAAAACAATGAGGGTGAGTGGGTTCGGATAAAGCGCGCTTGAGCGCAACAAGAACTTCCTCATGGCCTACCATCTCATCAAAAGAAATAGGTCTATACTTGTTAATCAAAATAGAACCACTCATTTAAGTAATGCTTCCGCATCAGAAGATGCGTATTCTCTAATATCCAAGGTGGCGATAAAATATCTACCGGGGGCGTACTTATCCAAATAAGTTACTTTTATTGGTTCGCCCTTCCAAGCTGGGTCATGCATCCTTTTTTGCACTGCTGCTACTAAATCGGCAATCATAGCTTCGCCATTTATCATCTCACATAATCCCCTGTGTAAGTTGTTAACTCTTCGACATCCGCCCAATTCTTTTCGCCAAGGCTGCACTCAACTGACAGCGGAACGATCTGCCATGGAAAGCGCACTTTGACCATGATGGGCATGATCTCCTCTATATAGCGCGCGATCTCCTCGTCGCTGTTTGGCAGGATAAAAGTAATGTCATCATGTACATTTATCCTGGGGTGAAGATATGGGTCCTTGCGCTGCCGCGAAAGTATTGAAAGCTCGTTTTGCGCTTCCAATACTATGTCGGCGGCTACACCTTGGATCGGATTGTTAATAACTTCATTGCCTGGAACGACGGCATGCCTAACCCGGCCCGTAATAGTCGGCACATCGCCTGTCTGTTGGTAATTGCTGCGCTGAGTATCGATCCAGCGTTTGACACCCCGATGCACATACCAAAACTCCTCGGCAATCCCCTCCATGATCTTTAGTGGCACACCCGTCTTACGAGCGCAGGATTTGGCGGAGGAGCCGTAGAAGGATGCGAATACAAAGTCAGTCTTGATTATGGTTCTTCCGCCCTTGCGTATCTTCTTCTCATCGGTCTCGCCCGTCTTGTCAGCTAGACGGATAAGGTAGTCGGGATAAGCCTCTAGCACCTTATTGAGCCAAACGGAGTGGATATCCTCGCCGTTTATGATGCTTTGGCACAATACCTTATCTCTGCTGACCATAGCAATGATGCGAGCCTCTAGCTGGCCAAAGTCGATCGGAACAATCACATGCCCTTTACCTGGGATTATGATACGCCGGATTTCCCGATTTTTCCTTTTGGGGAAATTTTGTATATTTGGATTTTCCGAATTATGATGTATTAACCCCTGACATAAATAGGAATGATCCTCGTCAACCTCAATATCCCAAACAGCTATTTTCCCAACGTATACTATACTTTTAATAACTTGGTATGATGCATTTTTTGATGAGCTTTCTTGGTCATCAAGGCTAGGTTGTCTGGATCGTTGTTCTGCCTGTTCTTGTCTATATGATGAACATCCAAGCTGGACGGAAGTTCGCATACATGCATCCCAAGCAAACCTGCCATGACTACCCGGTGTTTTGGGTAACGTTCTCCATCTATAACTATAGTTATGTAACCATGCCCGTCCTCGCAATCCCTTATCCAACGATGATGTAATTTTCCATTCTTGCCCAACATAGGGTTCTTCTCGCCTAGCTTGCTCCGCTGATACCTCAGCCGCTTCTCTGCTTTGTATATCTCTGGTGTGATATCTTCCTTCAGGATCAAGGTTATGGTTTCGGTATTCACCCCGTGCTTTTTTCCCAACTCGGCTGCTGTGGGTTTCTTGCTCCCGAGATATTCCCTCTTCACCAAAGCCCTGTTTAGTGGTGTCAGAAATGTTTTCGTGATGCCCATAACTACAAACCTCATCGCCTAAGTTTAAATCGCCTATTCGTTGCCAGCCCGTTCTGGTTAGCACTCTGTGTTCTAGCGTGCAAACAATGAAGGCACCCGATCCTAGGACAATTCTGTATTGTGGCGCAAGCCCTTTATAAATTTTCCTTAATACTTGGCGGAGCCTTCCTTTATGCGTTAGAACTTTATCCCCTTCTTGGGGGACATACTCATCAAACCTAAATGAGCCTCTGGTTGTTTCTAGTACTGTGTCCCCTGATACGCAAGATAGACGTAGGGTAGCTGTCTTCATGGTGTTGTATGACGGATGCAGTAGCCCATCAGGATATCGAACAGACACCATACCACACGGATCAATGTAGGTGGATATCTGTTTCTGGGCCTCTCGATACTCAAGCACAGTCTGCACAAGCGGATGCTCGCTAGCATATTCCTTTAGGGTATCCTCACCCGTCATTATGTTACCCTTGGAGGTTTTGGGTAACATAATGTGAGCATAGTTAACCAGTACTTCGCCTATCCTGTCGTTGGAGCCGATATCAAACTCTTTGCCTACGGCAGCTTGCCAAGCCTTGACTTCAAAGATTTCGTGGGCTGCTGCCTCGGCTGCCTGCATCTTGGCTAACCATTGCTTGCGGAGGTCGACAACAGCATCTTGGTCAACTTGAAGTCCTAGGAGTTCCATCTCTACGGTGGACTCATTGGCCTCTACGATACGGTTGTAGCCCCTATCCTGCACATGCGGCCGTTGTTTATCGTAGCACAGCCTAGAAGCTAAAGCGTCCAACCCATTATAGATCAGGACCTCCTCTACTGGGTATTCATCCAATCTAGTTGTGTCCAAATCGGACAAAGCCTTGACGTTTACACCTAGCATGATGCGGCTGACAACAGCCAAGCCTGTGCCATGCTGGCGCTGGAAGTAAAGCCTGGCTGTCGCCCTAGAGTCCTCAAAGGGCATTATGTCGGCATCAGGGAATAGATGCCTTACCCACACATATTCCATGCTCGCGCTATGCGCCAGTAATGGATAGCTGGTAACAACATGACGGAGGACATTAAGCCCCCAAGCAGTTACTTGTTCCCTATGTCCGATCGGAACAGCAAAGGTTGTGCGCCCATCGGAAAAGGCTGCCGTTAGTACCTTGGCGCCAAACACGTAAGGCTTGAGGTCTGTTGTTTCTAAGTCAACAGCAATGGGGTGCGACATCTTAGTTAGTAATGCCATGGCCTCGGACTGAGTCTTGGGCATCAGCACAAGGTCAGTGCTTAGATCGGCTATCCTAGGCTTACCCCATTTATCCACTTCCCGGAAGAAGGTTTTTAGCTCGGCCTTGAGAACGGAGAACTCAGCATCCCATTCTGGGTTACGGTCTCTGCCCTGTTCCAGGTAGGCAGACATATCGTTAACAGGTAGGTACCAGTAAACCTTATTCCCGATCTGAGCCGCCATCCGCAAGCCATGCAGCATCCATACCTGTGCTACCTTGGCATCGGGGAATACTCTATGCAGGGCTTGCTGGCCAATACCTATGATGGCCTTGATGGGCAAAGTGGCTAGATCGGCCTCTAGGTGCTCCCCACAAGCGTGAATGGCTTGTGGGGGCATGCTATCAACAGGTGTGTAACATCTGACCAAGTTCTGGTAAACAAGCCTCCCCGCATCTCGTGCAGGGATTGCCTTGCGGAATAGCTGGCCACCGGGGGATTTTAGTTGTGTGCCCTTGTAATCGTCCTCCTCCAAGGGACGGCCACCCAGAACAAGGATATCCCCCGATCGGGTATTGCCAGACAGGGGCATGCGGGGAGTTGAGATTGTGCGCCATGAAAGCTTGAGTGGACAAACATCACATCCCCGTTCCTTCGTAAACTCCACCTTGGGCTTGATCTTTGCCCTTGTTTTGGTCTGCTTTGGTATTGTCTCAATATCGGGAATGGCGGAAAAAAACTTGCTGGGCACAGGACAAAATCTCCTCTTAGTCGTCGTCGACTATACCTTTTCCCCGATTTCAGGCTGTGGGATAGCGGGCGCAGGATCGGGAGGCGTCAACTTAGGCTGACTAGCGGCCTTTTCCGCTGCGATCTCCTCGGCTGCCCTAGGCCGGGCAGGATTAGGCTTAAAGCCGTCCGTCGTGCCATGCCGGATACGGTAAGCCTCCCGCTCCAAGCCCGCGGCTATATTGCCACGCTTACCATGATCCTCGACGCCCTTTTGGCCTTGCAAGATAACCTCGGCTAGATCAACCAAACAGTAAGCAATACCCCCAACAGCCACTTTTAAGTGCTGCAAGGTCAGGGTCACATGATCCATTTTTATACGACCCTCTTTCCACACACGATATACTTAAAGTCATCGCCTAGCCCCGTGAAGACAATTACTTCACGATCGGCATTGTCCATAACAATGGTGTCCACCTTGGACAAGGCACGAGCTAGCTTTTCTGCACTCAGCCCTATGCCATCAATATCCGGGCATTCATCCAACCCATCCACAAGATAGGTCTCCTCACTTGAGGCTATGCCCTCGGCAAAGGACATGGCTACACACCCATCCTTGAAAGTCAGAATGACATGGGCGTTCTTCTTGGTCTCGGAAATGACTCCCACCCGCTTGATGAAAGCGTTGATGGCATCGGATGAGATTGTCGCGGCATGCTGCTTACTACCAGCATAGGCAGTTACAATCTCGCCTAGATCGGCCTTGAGCGGGGTGGAGCATTTCAGCAAGAACCGGGCCGCTGATGCCTGGAATAGAAGCTGATCCTGGCCAAAGAATAACTCCCCCGGGTGTTGCTCAATCACAAGGGACAGCACCTTCGCTCCATCGGGAGGAAGCGTTAGGCGCTCAGGAGCGCCCTTTATGGGCTTCTTGGCAACTTTGTAATAACTACAAGTGATGTTATCACTGGAGCATACAGCAAACCCTTTGCGATTATCCAGCAGAACACCATACATGCCGACAGAAGCAAGAGTGTTGTTACCTTGGCAAGAGATAGAGCCGAGAGTGAGCGCGGTGAAAAAATCATCAGGTGTTTCCCATGCGATATCATCTGGTTGTGAGGAAGGCATAGCAGGAAGTGGCTTGTCTAGGATGGCCTTGGCTAGCTTGCCGGAGGCATTGCCGCATTCCCATAGCAGGATGCCCTTGTCGCCCGAAGTAAGCCTAAGTGGATGGCTCTTGGGCAGGCTATCCAACACGGACAGGAATAGGGCTGCATCAACAGCACATGGCTCCTCTATCGCCAAGTTCACGTCAATCTCTAGCAAGCCATAGGATGACAGGCCCCGCACAACAGTGGGGGCCAATTCTAGTGTGCGATATCGAGCCGATAGCGCATGCTTGGAGCATAGCGTCTTGAAAGGGGATAGTATTGTCACTAGGCTTTCGGCTGTCATTGTAGTCTTTTTCAGGCTTGCCCTTTTACTCATTTACGGTAACTCCCATCGCAAGTAACAACTTCTCGATTGCAGTTTTCCTGTCACGTAGGAAATCTCCATACAGCCAGCCCCTTGAGGGGAGCCCCTTGAGGGGTTTATACTTAAGTTGTTTTCCGGCAGCATGCACCACCACATTGGCAGCATCAAGTTTGGCTAATGCTTCCAAATCTTGCATAACTAAGTCTAGCTGCTCTATCAGAGCACTAGCAGCCCTAAGTTGTGACGCTTTCATTTGATCCCCCGAATAAGACGAACACGCCGAGATTTAGGCTTTATGCGTAGCGGCACTCTTTGCTTCCGGGCTAGTTTGGTTGCCTTGGCAATAGCCCGAATGGTTCTGTACTGGTGTCCTGATGCATGCTCAGAACATGGCACGGAGGCGCTACGCCCGTCATTCAAGGTGAGATGCAGCATTCCACCCTTTAGCACCAGTTTCATTTCGTCCCCCCCCCTCTCGACCATCTGTCTAACACGCTTTCTGGCTTCCCTGATCTTGGGACCATGGGAAGCGAGTAATAGTAGCATGTAGCAATCCCGCTCGGCTGCGGTTTTGAAAAACAAGATACCCAAATCCTTTCCCGCCTTTGTCCTACGCGCCATGTGTCCCCACAAGCCCTTGACTTTTACCTTGACAGCATACTTAGGCGCATGTGTTTTGGTATCTAGGTAATCTGCGGGGACGGCTTCATCTATATACTGACCTTGCTTCACCGATCTGGCATCCACAAGCCATAGGATTTAGCCAACCATTCCAGCTTGTCTGCCGCATCCTCCGTCACTTGGTTTGTATGTGACAAGCCTCGCAGGCTTTTCACTAGCTCCCTACATGATGGGCCATTGTCAGCAATGACATGGCGAACGGGTTTCTTCTTAGGCTTGATCTGAACGCGGGGCATCTAGTAAGTTCTCCTGCAAGAGTTCGAGTTGTTCCCGAAAGGGTATCAGGCGCTCGCATGTGCCCATCGGGTCGTAGACATAGGAGCGTATCTGGTTTGTGATCTTGGGATTGGTCACATAGAAGTAAGAAGTTAGCATCTTCCTATGCTTCGCGGCTGCAAGACACACCATAGCGATCACATTGTTACCTGCCACGAGATACAGATTGAATGTGGGGATGTGCAATCCCTTTATATGCGGCGCAGCACAAGTAGGCTTATTGAAGCCGTAACTCTCGCGAAACAGGATCGGGGTCTTAGTATTTACTTGGGCTTCGAGTCCCATGTAGTAAAGAGCGGCAATGTAGCAACGAGTAATAAAGGCCGACTTGCTGTCTCTTCTCTGTAATAGGTCTGGATCAATCCCATGTTTGGTGAGGATGCTAACCATTGCATCGTGCTCGTCCCCTTCCATACGACCAATGTCCTGTGTAGCCCTTGTGGAATAGCCATCGTTGCGGAATGCGAGTCTACGGCTATCGCTAAATTGGATTGTTCCGGTTCGTTGGGATGAATATATCCAAGTTGTGGTATCCGAAGATTGCCACGGAAACCGGATGAGGGAGTCTCGTCTTCCCTCCCCGAATGCGTGCGCCTTAACAATGGGCCTACCAGAACTATCCACAAGGTGAGACCAAGCCATAGCATACCAATTATCACTTTGCCCACGGGAAACGATGCTGGAAGAAGAAAGACCAATGTAATCACAACCAGTATCCAAATAGCGACCAAGCCAATCAAGATTTTCCCCGACGTGAACAACTGGGATAGGCTTGAGTCCCTGCTTTCGCATATACTTGTAGTTCGCCCAACCTTGTTGGGCGGCTTCTTCGGGTCTTCCTGGGTTGATGACATCAAGGGCTACTCCGTGTTTGATCCATTCCTGGTTCTCTAGGAGGAAGTTTGTGTATTCCTTGAGATTTATCGGCTTGCCGAGCTTCCATGCAGAGAACGCACCACTATCCATGATGAGGTCGACTTGAGGCTCACGCTGGCGAAGCTGTGCCCTCATTGGAGCATATCGCGCAAGGCATCGGTAAGCCGCTTGATATCCATTTTGGTTAGCAGTTTATGGACGAACTCCTCGGGCATGAACACTTCTAGGCTAGGGTTAAGCTTTTGGAACTGAACTTCGCCTCCCGGGTTGATCTTGAGCGCATGCGATCGGACAAGAGCATTGGTAACCCCTGTCTTGGTGCCTGCCTCATCATCGTCGGTGTCAGGGACACGAATAATCGCGACACCAAGGAATTGCTGGCCTTGACGCCGATCGGGGTCCGCGAAGGATAGCCACCAAAGTGCCATTTATGCCTCATCCGCCCACACACGAAGAACGGCTCGCATCTCCCGCCGATCCTTTTCGTCGCCTTCGGCTACTAACGTGTGGGCCTTGGCGACATCCCTCCGCATGAACTGTTCGCGGATCGGCACGGAGCCATTCACGGGCGCGGTTGTGAATTTGCCGGACACTTTGGTGGCAAGCCTATAGAGTTCTTCGTCCTTGGCCATCTCATACGATCCCCGAAAAGAACTCAGCCCTACAGCTAGGCTCATCATAGAATGTCCCGCGCAAGGCTGTGGTCTGTGTGACGGAATTGGGCTGGCTTACTCCCCTGCTCACCATGCAAAAATGCGTGGCGCGCATCCTGACAGCCACATTAGGAGAGACATGCATTACGAGGAAGTCAGCAATCTCCCCATTTAGCCTTTCTTGAACCTGTAGGCGCCGGGCAAAATGGTCAACAGCCCTAGCCAGCTTGGAAAGCCCGACTATGCCCGCCTCTGTCGGGATATAGGCTATGTCCGCTGTCCCGAAGAAAGGGGCTAAGTGATGCTCGCATGTGGAATAGAACTGGATATCCCGAACAATCACCATCTGATTGTAGTTGACGCCCTCCTCCTTAAAGAGTGTCATCCTTGGGGGAGGCTCATGGTAGCCTTTTCCCCAAGTCTCTCTCCATGCCTTTAGAACACGGGCAGGCGTTCTGGTTAAGCCAGATCGCTCCGGATCAACCCCAATAAAACTGAGTAAAGTTTTTACTGCATCAAGGGGTGATTGTTCATATATCGGCATTAGCTATCTAGCTCCCTGCGAATAACATTGTCTGGGTGAATGAAGCAGCCGCACTCGGGGCAGACCCACTCATGGCCTGTTGCTTTGAGGGCGCGTTTAAGGCGCTCTATCTCTGCATCCTTCTCTTGCATCTGGAAGGAGAGTTTGCGCTGGGCTTGGTTAAAGCCACGATTTTCGGCTAGCTTCTCGGCATGCTTGATTGTCTCGCGGTTGCTGTTCTGCAAAACGCGCAATTCATGCTCAAGCTCGCCTATCCGCTTATGAGCGCGATTGGCAGCGGATGGCTCATCCTCCCAAGGGAGCAAATGAAGCAGTTTTGGCTTGGGCTTCAAAGCCACCCTTGTCGGCTTTAGATTTACTCTCGGCATCTAGTAATCCCCCTTCCGCAACGAAAAATGCCCCCCAGGATCGCTCCCAGGGGGCAGTAGTTTATGCTCGATCGGAAAGGCTCAGTCAGCCCACTTCCCGACTTCCTTGATGGCGCGGATCGTGGCTTGCACATCGCCCTTGAGGGTAGTCAGGGTGGAAGCCTTGACATCGTTGAAGCCCTTCTTAGCGAGCTTCTCCCGCAGCTTTTCTAGACTCTCGTCCGGGTTCTTGGCGAGCAGCATGCGGACCTGGTAGGTGACACCATCCGGCTTCTTGGCGAAGGGAGCGGCCTTCTTGCCACCAAAGGCGACCTTCTTGGGTTCCGGCTCTTCCGCGAGTTCGGCATCCTTGGCTTTAACCGCTGCCCTGGCAGGGGCCTTGGCAGGGGCTGGCGCAGGCTTGGCGATAACCTTGCCAGCGCGAGCCTTGGGAGCAGGCTCAGGCTCGGCTTCCTCTGCCTCTTCCTCCTCGGCTTCCGCTTCCTCCTCAGGCTCCGGCTCGGGAGCGGCCTTTGCCTTACCTTTGGTGGCAGGCTTCGCGGCAGGCGCCGGGGCTGCCTTGGCCTTGGCCGGAACCGTCGGCGTGAAGCCGGGGCATTCCGGGATCGGAACCTCTTCGTTGAGCGCCGTCACGGCCTCATTGAAGTATTCGAGTGCTTCGCTGTCCTCGGGAATGTGTTCGTTGAACACATCCTCCTCACCTTCTGCGAGGAAGGTCAGCAGACGGGACAGGTATGCCTCACCTGTCTCCTTGGCGCCCTGTTCGGCAAAATCCTCGTCGAGCGCCTTGGCGCATCCGATGAGGATTTCATAGATGGTGGGCACATGCTTTTTCGCGGCCACTTTCTTGGTGGGCGCGGCGGCAACTGCAGCTTTGGCCATGGAAATCAGTATCCCCTCAGAAACATTCGTGTATAGAGATAAGGACAATTCCCGATCTCTTCGTTAGGCTAGCATGGGCATTCTAAACCTTCAAGCGCTTTCTTTCACCACCTTTGTCAATTTTGCCCTCTTTTTTGGCTTCTCCTCCGCCGATACTTGCTCCTTAGGTGCAGGCTGTTCTGTCAGAAACACAACAGGCTTTGGAACTGGCTTGGCGACAGCTAGTGGCTTGGGCGTAGGCTCTTCCATACCATTAGCGGCAAAAGCTTCCGCCCGCTCAGTACAAGCGCCGCATTTACCGCAGGGCACGTCCAACCCAGCATAGCAGGACCATGTCTCGGAATAGTCTAGGTGAAGCCTCTTGCCGATGCTCAGGATATCGGTCTTGTTTAGCTCCATATAGGGCGCATGGAGTTCAACCCGATCTTCGGTAGCAAAGTAGACTGTCTCCTTCATGGAAGCGAAGTACTCAGGCCGACAATCCGGGTAGATGGTATGATCGCCCGAATGGGCACCGTAATAGACATCAACCTTATCATCCGTCTGCCTGGCCCATGCCTCGGCAATACCCATAGCGATTGACAGCATGATCGTGTTACGCCCAGGGACAACTGTCAACTTCATGTTGTCCGCAGCATAATGCCCCTCCGGCACTGCGATATCGGATGTCAGGGAAGAGCCATTCAGGAAGGCTCCCATACCTGGCATGTCAAACACGATGTGCAGCACAGGCAGTTTGTCACACACCATCTTGGCGTATTCTAACTCCTTCTTGTGGCGCTGGTTGTAGTTAAAGCTGAGCACTTTAACCTCAGCTTTGGGGTTATTGAGCATAACATGATGCAACAGCGTATAGCTGTCCATGCCGCCGCTATAGATAACCAGAACTCGCTTCATGCTTTCTTCCTCTTGATTGGTATTGGAATGTAAGGCGAGACATGAACTTCATTGGCGGGATGCTTGTTGTCCACAAGCATTGCCTTAGCCCGATGCAAGGCTCGGGTTTCATCCTGGGCTGTCACATGCCCGACATTGTGCCCATCAGCCAATACTACCCATTGGGTATAAAGCTGTTGTTTACTAGACACATTCCCCCTCGGCGAATAGCAAGCCGGGTATTGGCGCGGCAGAAACTCATTTAATCCCTTCATCTTCCCCTCACCTGTTTGTCCATTTGATATATACCCCCAGCCAAGGCTAACCCCTGTTATTGCTCCCTTAGCGCTCTTAGTTCACGGATAACATTCTTCCTCCCCTTGATCCCGAAAAAGCGTTTAACACGCTTGTTCATATCGTTTATGGATGCATGCTCAAAAAGCATTTGCAACACCTCGGACGGAGCCTCGGCAATGGCCACGAGCATCTGCTGCATCTCGGCAGAACTCCCTGTTAGGACGGCTAGCATGAAGCCAGCCGAGTGCTCCCATTCCACGGGAGCAGGCAGTAGCTCCTCTATGTTGCGCATGGCGTAATCCTTCTTGGCGAGCAATATCCACTCGCGAAATATGGTTGTCTTATAGAGGGCCATAAAGTGGGCTGTGTTCTGAAAGCGACCCTCGTAATGTCGCAGACAATAGTAGAAGATCACACAGCATTCGCCCACCGCATCCTCTTGATCGAGGAATAGTTTTGATACTCGCCAGAAATGGTTTCTAACCCATTTCCGTGCCCAGTTCTCAAACAGGCCATGCCACTTAGGATTAAGGACAACTCTCATCTTTCCCCCAGCCAGTTGCGTATCGTGTAGAGTTCCATCTCCCCTGGGTCCTTGTAACCCGGAGGTAGGTCCACTAATTCGACATTCCTGACCGCTTGTGACAACTCATTAGTCATGGAATATCGTCCAACACCCACATCCGCATCCGGGC